AAATCGTAGGAAGTGCAAACCCTCTCGCTGGTCCTAGTATTCTGTGTCTAGATGAAGGTAAAGGTGATTCTGTCCGCACATAGAAATCCCTCCTACTACCACAAATATTGGTAGATATGTATATAAATAATACTAGCAAGTTTACTAAAAATGAGAGCAGATTTAGACCAAAAGAAGGATTACATAATTGATTCTTTACTTTCTGGAGTATCTCCAACAAAGTTATGTTTAGAATTAAATTGTAAAATTGATACTTTAAGGTCTAGATATAAAAAATGGATTCCAGATTATAAACCAGATTATACTAAACAAATTAGACAATATGGGGGTAAAAACAAATGGAAATCTCTTTTAGAATATACTCAGTTTAAAGGTAAGTCTTGTAAGAGAGAAATATTACACCGACTTTTAACGGAAGAAAAAGGTGATAATTGTTCAGAATGTGGCATTTCTTCTTTCTGGAATGGAAAAAAATTAAGATTGCAAGTAGACCATATTAATGGAATTCCGAATGATAATACTCCAAGTAACTTAAGATTGTTATGTCCAAATTGTCATTCTCAAACAGAAACTTTTTCAAATAGAAATAGAATAGCTCTAGTGGTGGAACGGTAGACACAGCGGACTTAGAATCCGCCGCCTTAAAAAGCGTGGAAGTTCAAATCTTCTCTGGAGCACTTGACAATCAAACTTAAATAGTTTATGATTGTCTCATTGCGAAAGTAACTCAACGGTAGAGTCCCTGCCTTCCAAGCAGGTTGTTGCGAGTTCGAATCTCGTCTTTCGCTCTTGGTAGTCCTTAGCGATTAACTAAGTAGACGCCAAAGGAAGTTAAGTCAAAGAATCGAGACAAGCAGACAATGCCCTTTGAACTGGTGTAAGTCCAGTAACTTCCCTTATTCCCCTATAGCTCAACGGCAGAGCAGAGAGCTGTTAACTCTAAGGTTCCTCGTTCGAATCGAGGTGGGGGAGTTGGATGGACTTCGCTTCTTCCATAAGAGTCGGGACTATCATATCCGACTCACTACGGGCGATTAACTCAGCGGTCAGAGTGTCTGCTTTACACGCAGAAAGTCCACGGTTCAAATCCGTGATTGCCCACTTGATAAATAAAAATAAAAAGAGTATAATGGAAAAACTTTATAAACTACTGAGTGATGCACAGTCATCGCTTTTTGTTTTATTCCATAAAACTTGGGCATTTCATTGGAATGTCGTAGGTGAAGACTTTACTCAACTCCACCAACTCTTTGGTGGTCAGTATGAGACTATGTTTGAAGAGATTGATCGTCTCTCAGAACATATGCGTTATCTGAATGTAAAACCTCTCAGTTCTCTCTCTAGAATGCTTGAGGTAACTCAGATTAAAGAAGCAGCAAGTTCAACTGGAGCGAAAGAAATGCTTCAAGAACTTCTTGATAATAACACCAAGTTTTGTGAATTAATGGCAGAGATTTCAGAAGAATCTGAAAATCAAAAGTCATATGCTACGTCAAATTTAGTTCAAGATTTAATGGAATCTCATGGTAAATTTGTTTGGCAGTTAAGAGCACATTTACAGTGAATAGGATGAAAAATAATGATTTCAATAAGATGCAAAGATTGCAATAGAGAATTATCAGGTCATTTATCAAAAACAGTGACCTGTGGTTGCCCTAATATGGCAACGATTCGTGGAGATAAGATTTCAGCACTTGACTTATCTCGTATTATTATGCTAAACTCTTTAAAAGAAAATTCAAAAACAAGCGTTTTAACCTCCCAAGATATTGCTTGGCAGGAAGCACGTAGACAACGTAAAGTTCGTCGTTTGGATTTTGAGGTTCGCTGAACCTCCTATTGGAAGCGTGGCCGAGTGGTTTATGGCAGTTGTCTTGAAAACAACCAACGTTAATAGCGTTCGTGGGTTCAAATCCTACCGCTTCCGTTAAGTTAAGTTACAAATTTAACAATTTCTTCAACAGTGTTAAGATATCAACACAAAAAGTTGACTGCGAAATACCTGTGATTAGTATATAGTAGTATCACGGGGACGAACCGATGGATCAACACACCTACGATAATTGGGTGAAGATCAAAGCAACTTTTGAATCTTCTGGGAACACAGATAATATGTTCTACAAAAGAGCAGTTGAAATCGTAAAAACCCGAAGAGACCCTCTTGCAAAATTTCTTGGCGATGAAAAATGATGCACGAACAAGAAGAATTTATCACACGTTCTGAAGTTCAGGAGATGATTGATGCTGCTATCAGAAGACACAACCGTAATGCTTCTATCATTAGTATGTGCGTCGGTTGGGTGGTTCTTGCTTTATTTGCTGAGGGACTTTTAAGATTGGTTGGAGTTATTCCACCTTTACTTCCATTTCTTAAAATTACTTTAAACTAATGGTAACAATCACAGAAGAAGATTTGTATAAATTAAACCAAAGAGTTCTCCAGCAGAAAATGGATGAACTCTTTGAAGAACCATCTACTTACGAGGATGAAGAAGATGATGATTAGAACAATAATATCAGCAGTTCTTCTTTTTTCCTCCATTGGTCTTTTTATACATTGGGGACTTACACACGCATATCCAGAGGTTTTATGAAGGTAGGATTAATTGGTCTTGGTAGAATGGGCGAAGGAATGTCTCGTCGTATGATGAAAGCGGGTATTGAAGTATGGGGTTATCGAAGAAATTATGAAAAGGCACAGGAGGCATTTGAAAAGGGATTTGTTAATGGAATTACAACAGATATCGAAAACCTTGTTAAAGTAGTTAAACAAAATAATAAAGGTAGAACACAACCAGGTATCTTTCAAATGGTTGTTCCTGCCGAAACAGTAGAGGAGACAATCAATGAGTTACTACGATATTGTGGTGAAGGAGATATTATTATTGATCATGGCAATAGCAATTTTAAAGACAGTCGGAAAAGAGCAGAACGCTTGGCAAAACTTGGTATCCAATATATTGATTGTGGTACTAGCGGCGGTGTTTATGGTTTGGATCGTGGATACTGTCTTATGGTTGGTGGCGGAAATACTGCGGTCTCCGCTTGTTCGCGCATTTTTGATGCCCTTGCCCCAGGAATCATCGCTGCCCCTAGGACTCAATTTGACTCGGATGTAACTTCTGCTGAGTTTGGATGGTTACATTGCGGTGGTCCAGGTGCAGGACATTTTGTAAAGATGGTTCATAATGGAATTGAGTATGGTATTATGCAGGCATATGCAGAGGGGTTTAATATTCTAAAGAACGCTAATAATGGAGCACAGTATGTCAAAGAAGGTGATGCTGAGGTCGCTCCAATGGCAGATCCAGAATCCTATTGTTATGATATTGATGTTGCTGAGGTTGCTGAGTTATGGCGTCGTGGTAGCGTGGTTGGTAGTTGGTTACTCGATCTTACTGCTGATGTGCTACGCAGGGATGGTAGCCTTAAACAATTCTCTGGGGGAGTATCCGATAGCGGTGAGGGTCGTTGGACTGTTTCTGCCGCTGTGGACCTGGGGGTTCCCGCTCCTGTTATTACTACAGCACTATTTGAAAGATTTAACTCACGCAATCTCGGATCATTCGGAGCAAAAATCCTGAATGGTATGCGTTATATGTTTGGTGGTCATCATGTTAGGTAAAGCACTTTTATTTGCTGCTATTCCTTTTGTTTTATCTACACTCTATTTCGCAACAAGAGGGGGATATTATGACTCCAAAGACTATAAGGGAAATGGAACCGCACATTAAGCAGAAATATTGGTTTGCAATGTCTGCTTTTTCCAGAATGCTTGGAGTAAAGACTGCTGCTAATGATATACATATTAAACAGTTCTGTATTGAATGGTCACACTGGGATGTTCACGCTCCTTTACAGGGGCTTGACGAAACCGACCAATACCTGTATTATGAATACAAGAACTGGAGAGGAAGATGATTTTCCACTTAGTTGAAACACTAGCAGCAAGTCCTTTCTTTCTTTTTCTATGTGGATGTGGATTGACAATTGTGCCATTTGCTGGTATTATGTTTATACACAGAAACAAATAACGGAGTATCGCCTAACTTGGTCATGGCACCTGCTTTGGGAGCAGGAATAATTTCGGTTCAAATCCGAATACTCCGATCATAAAATTTACTTTATGAAAATGTATCCAGAACTTTCAGATCTCCAAAAATTTACAGTTCAAGAGTTTCAAGAAGATTTTGATAAACTAATACAAAGAGTTGAAAATGGTGAATCATTTATTATTACTGATGGAGAAAGAAACGCAGTGATAGTTCCATACAACGAAACTATAAAGTTTGCAGTAGAATCTAATGTGGATGACGATGTGATACGAATACACACCGACCACGAAGAAGGTTCTTGACACAGAGTTCCAGGTCCTCTATAATAGACCTGTCT